GAAACACTCACATCGTAAGCAAATCAAGCAAATAAGCCTCCCATTACAACAAGAACAGCAGCAGCTTCCTTCAATAGCAAAATGTCATCACTCTTAGCAGACGATTATCTTGTCACTCTACTTGCCTCTATGCATGGAGATGAGAGAGCTAAGTCTCGTCTAAATGCGAATGTTGCTAAGAGACTTACGATTATCGGTGCTCTGTTTAGATATAACGAATTTGGAATTGATAATCGCCTTGGAAAGATATCCCTCAAAGCAGAGAAGCATTTCTTTGAAGAACGCACCATGATGCATACCACAGAAGGAAGTTATAGATTGGCTCCAGACAATTCTCTCCTAGGGAATACTCAAGTCTGGATAGTATTGAGGAAATGTGTCAAGCACTTTGATAGAATAATGAAGAAAGAAAAGCCTGTGTTTAAGAGAACAAGACAAGTTCTTGAAAATTCTATTACATCTTGTATTTATCGAACAATGCATGGAGGATCTGGAGGGGATAAGATGATAGATAGAATGGGTGAATTAGTTGACTCTCTGTCTGTTCTCCCAACTCTGGATGCCATTCTATACGAGAAGATGAAAGCGGCTAGGAATAAGTTTAATTATATGATGAAAGAATGGGCTAAGAGTGGTTATGATATGGAAAATATACCAAAACATGATTTCACCAGAGAAGAAGAATCAGCACCAGTTGCCTGTCTTTCTTTCGGACTAACTATGGTGATCAGAGTTTGTGGGTCAATGACGATTATGCCTGACCAGCACGCATTCAAGCTGATTGCATTGTTCAAGACATGGACAGATATCCTAATGATGCTACCAACAACAACACTGAGATATAATCCAATTGAATTCTTTTCAGATTATCTAGAGGTTATTCGATTCATCATTGACGAAGATACTGATTTCCTGGGTGAAGTACTTAAGGGTGCTAAAAATATTGCAGTAGCTAAGTTGGATACTAGCGATATTATTGGAGTCAATATGTTTAGGTCGGCAGTTGCAGCACTAAAGCCTGCAAGAAGAGAATTTGCAACACCAATTTTAGATTTCATGCGTAGTGCCTTTACCTCGATATACGATGTGATCAATATGCTGAATTGCTATAAAGCAGTCCCTCATCCAGACACAAACCTCTTCTCTGCTTTTGAAACAATCGAAGGCCTTCACTCACCGAATACAGTTGACCCTGCAATGCTTCCCAGATTTAGAGGAACATTGAGGAGATCGATCTACCATTCCCTTGCAACGGCATCTCACGATGTTAGATTAGATGGCAATGATCAAGCATCAATTAGACTTGCAGAGGAGGCAAATAAAACCAACAGAAGTGTGAGTGCGGTATGTGATAGGAGCACCACTGCATGGTCAGGAATTTCGTTCCAAGAGGTAAGAGGATTGACTAAGCCATCAGATATTTTCTTAGATCCTTCAGATAAGTCTTCCCAAGTAGCACCTGAGTTTTCACAGGATGATCTTGATGATTCTGTAAAATGGTCTAGAGGAGAGGGCTCTATAAGGAAAACTACTTTTTGCACTGAGGCTCATACCATCAATGATGCTGCGAGCTATCTGAAGGGTCATGCTGATTTTGACACTAAAAAGGCAATCAAGAGATTTGAGAGAGTTACTAGGATGCATGAAGCATTTGAAGCTAGATATCCTGGAATGCAACCAGAGGAGATTCCAGAAGTTGACCTGCAAGAGTTTGTGGTGAATAACCCTGATGCTAGATATCTTGTAGGAACTGAGCCAAAACTAGGAGAATATCATAAGAAAGTAACTAGAATTTTCTATATGGCAGAACAAGATTTGAAGATCATAACTCAGATCACAGAAAGGACAGCTAGACAGATATCGAGGAAACAAGCTGGTGTTTCAATCGTTAAAGGATATAGAGCAAGGAGACTTGACCTTGAGAATTTTGCTGGAGCAGTCACAGGGCCTGAGGCAGAAAAGCAGAGTATATTCACATCATTTGATATGTCTGAGTTTAGTAAAAGATTTCCAATGGTTCTAGTTAGAGAATATGGCCAGATGCTTGCGGAAATCACAGGTGAGTCATGGATGGCCAGAATTGATCTTGTATTCAGAGCGGCAGTAGTTATACACAATACAAGAGGATACTTTAATTTCATTTCTGGGGTAAAAGGTGCATTCGAAGGATTTCTAAACTTTGTGTGGTCATCCATTCATGCTGTTGTTATGGAAATAGCTCTGGCAGCTACAGGACTCAAAGGAATGATTCTAGTGTACTCAGATGATGGCTTGCTCCTTTTCTATTCACCAGTTGCTCACAGTGTTGAAGATAATTACCGAAGAGTGATGGCAATTCGGGACACTTATGCTAAATATGGATTAGTCTTTCATCTAGGTAAGACACTGATTAGTAGTGAGGTCTGGGAGTATCTTGGTGATGTCTGCCATAATGGTAAAATGATTCCAGGATGGATGAAAGAGATTTCTTCTGTGGGTGTCTTGAAAACAAATCGAGGTCTTGCACCATTGAGAATGAGAGTATCATCTTTTGAAGGTCAAGTCGCTGCTGCTGTAGCATCTGGAGCCGATCCCGTCGCAGCATACATCCTGCTTAGGTTCACTGTAGCGACATATCTTGCTAACTTTATGATGTCAGATGATAACAGGTTCCTAGAAGCCCTAATGATAATTCCTGTATCACTTGGTGGAATGAGGATAAGATCTCCTATGGAGCTCTGCTTAAATTCAGATATTGACACCATGTCTGAATTCATTGCAGATCTAGAATGTCTTAGGAGATGTGATGCTGCGTTAACTTCTACAATATTGTATCACCTGCCAAGTGTTATATCTGGTGTGAAGCCTCAGGCATCAAGATTGCTTATGGGTAATCTTATATCATCTAATCTGCCTGATACTAGTGGTATGAATGTCATTATGAGAGCCATTGAGATGGTGACTGAGACGGTTGATCCAAGGATTGCTAGAACAATTGGCCTCCATCCTGTGACTCCTAAAATTGAGAGGCAGCTAACAGATGTTCTCAAGAACGTTGAGAATATAGACCACAAAGCTCTAGCAAAGATCGTAATGTCACTACCACCTTGGATTAAGTTCACTAAGTCAATGGCTTTAGTGAGAGGGTCTGGAGCTATCAAACTCATTAGCAGAAGGGAGCTCAAGAGATTACAAGGAGATGATACAAAGCAATGTCAGGAGGCATTTAGGGCATGGAAAACCATGATATCACTTCCTGAGACATCGACTCAGTCAGCTGTTAGTGTTATACAAGGGATGGTATTTAGGGCTAACAGAGGATTCGATGTTGTAAGGCTTAAAATGTCGCCTCGTATGCTGCTTTCTCCAACAGTTGATGGGTTAGAAGCATCAATTACTGTTAGGTATTCACCTGGATCAACATCTTATCCATATGATCTTCATTATAGAGAACCTAGGATAAATTTTCCGAATGATGTCACTACACTAAGCTGGTATTCTGAAGCTACAGGTGATGTTGACATTTCAGCTGCAAGGAGATTCCAAGATGCGTGTGCATCATTTGCATCATATTCACCAGATAGTATAGGATTCCTGAGATATCTTGGTAATTGTTTTGGTGTATCTATTCCACTAGTTCCAAACAATATTGTAAGAGGTTTGCATAGAAGGAGTAGCAAAACTGATGCTCCGGTGGATATCAGATTAGTGATGCCAAGACCATTTTGGGCTTTATCATCATCTAATTTTGTAAATCAAGGTTTTGCAACTATTAGAGGCCTAAGTAGAGCTGATAGAAGGACATATATCGAAGCTAGCAGAGTGTTTGCATATTTTCAATCTAGGAAAACAAGGAGCGATGGATCTTGCAGGTCAGACATAGTGCAAGTTTATCATTTTGCAGCAGACCAAGTCCTTCTAGCATCATCCTGCTCAACGGAGGAAATGATAATATCATCAGTTCCTGATCTGCCATTTCCAGAAATTGAAGAACCTGAGAGATTGCGGAGAGAATTCATAGCTACTATGGCTGAATATGCTGACCAAACTTCTAATCTAGATATTGTAGAACAGGCAGTATGGGACACAGCCGAGTCAAGTATGGAGGATCTCACAGCAATGATCATGATTTCAATCAATACTCTTAGCAGATGGATACATGATGTTGTTATGACAAGAGCATCTCCAATTTTGGCAATTCGTGCAGTACCAGTGCCTCCTTTTATCAGGAATATCGTTTTCAGAAAGGCTATAACATCAGCTATGTGGATGTCATTAGATCCTAGAGTCAGAGGAACAGTTGGTGCTAATATTAGGATGATCACAAGAACAAGAAATGGGCCAGCAACTATGGAGACTCATGCGGCTGAAGAAAGAGCTCGGGATGCATTTGCAGCAGCTTCAACTCATCTCAATGATATCATTAGAGTTCTAAAAGATATGGACCATCCAATTATGACCCCAAGTGAGATTGATAGAGCAAGAGCAGATATGGGAGACATGGTATCTATTGTATCTGAGTGTGTGATGTCAGCAAGTGTATTCTCCGAAGATAAGGTCATTGTGGTTAGGTCAGCTAATGCCCATGCAAATTACATGACAGAATCACATCGTGTTGCATATAAGCAGATATTTTCTTCTACTTTGACATCATTAACCAATTCTATGAGAGATGCAGATTGGCGAGCTGGTGTTGATCCACTCCTAGTTGGTATGAATATATCTCCTGATGATGCTCTAGATTGGCTTCATATCTGTAGAACTTTAATCAGAGCAAGCCCCCATAGAACAACTCATAGCCCATACAACAAAACATCTGCGACAATCGAAATGTATAAGTTCTATGTTATCCTTAAGCATATGAAAACAAGAGCTCCTAGTAATCCAGTACTTGCTGAGGCTTATGCGAAGACATGTCTACTTACACCTCATTATATCAGGGAGCTTCGCAGATGTTTAACTCGGTTCAGGGAACCACTCGGTCCAGATCATGAAATGATGCTGAGAAAACCGCTCAGTGACGAGTGCATATCTCGACTTATGATGCATCATAGAGAATTCATCAGAGGTCACAGATACGGTACATACCCAACCACTAACGCGACTGATATTATCTCATGGGTTAGGGGAACATTACATGTTATGTATCAATCAATTATTCTAAGAGCATCAACTCAGTTAATGGAAGTTCCTGTATCATTTGTCACGGCAGTCAATGATATGCCACCAATCATGCCATTTGCTAGTGCGGCTATGTCTAGCGTATCAGTCCCAGCAGATTTCTTGTCAGGATATGACATCAGTGATGCTACAGTGGCAAGAGCTACTCCCATTGTACAGCTACTGTCTGCTCACATTGCCAATTTTGCAGTCAGATCTGGACTACACGGATTAGATTACAATGAATCAACGCCTCCCTGGTTATCATCAGTAATTGTAGATTCAGGACATTATGGTGCAGGAGGACCTGTGATCAGGAGCATAGCTGAGTCAGTTGTTGGTGATGTGTCATATGTAGTGAGGAGATATACTTCAGTTGATGCTGCTTTTGCATCCTATGTTACAATGGCAAGAATTGGAGTATCATCATTATCTTTAATAAAGAATCCTAGAGATAACCTGTATTATATTGTTGGTGTTTACAATTATAGAGATCTTATTGAGGAATCTGAAGATTCGCCTAATCTAACAATTGAATCTGAGGAGGATTTGAATGAGTTTATTCCTTCTGTTACATTTGCTGCTGAAGCAGACATGACAATGCTATCTGTTAGATCACTTTCTGGAGCTAGATCAGCATCAAGATCTGAAGTTAGCCAAATGGGAGATCACCATCTTGCATCTGCATCATATGCTAGACATCTCAACAGATCAGCAGAGTTCAATGATTCATCTATCTTCATCCAAGCAGCTGCAGATTTAGCTCGAGATGCGACAACTAGCACAAATCGAGTATGGGCATACACTTTGTTCTTACACTTTATGAATAGAGATGAAGACACCGAAAGAGCGGTTGTTACATACCATAGATTAGCTGCAGTGCTAAATAGAGGAACAGATGTTCAAAGAGGTCCTCTAATTCTTGATGTATCTCTGGTCACTACATGGCTTAAGTTCTTGACACTTTATGCAGCTGAGTCAGTACCACATCAAGCTGTTGCCAATCTTATGAATAGAATGCCTAATGATGGAATTGTAGTAAATATCCAACAAACTATGTCTTTCCAGAGGACTAAGAGTTTAACCCAAGTTAAAGAGATGTTGAATGATGTTACAATCAGATACTCACCAGGAAGGCTGATGGGAGCAATCATCTTGATTGAACAAATAGCAATTATGCCTGCATCTCAAGAAGAAGATAATCAAATTGATCCGTCGACAATTGATATGGATAATTTCTGGGAATAAGCAGATGTGGCTCATTGGATAAATTGTAAAAGATTATTAGAAGTAAGAGGAGTTTTAAAGATCACATGTGTGTTTGTAGTCACATATTTGGTTT